TTCATTGTTGCGAAATTTTAATTGTTTGACGTTGCATTTTGTTGGTGTGCTATTGTGATACTTGTTGCATTTTCTCACTTGCACGGTGCAAAGATACAAGTTTTATTTAATATAACAAAGAAAAAAACACAAAAATTTTTCATTTTTCTTGTAAAATGTTGATAAATCAAGCATAAAATGGGCAAAAAAGACGTGTTTTATAGTAATACAATGATTATCTTTGCACCGATTTGAAGTTTAACAATTAAATTCACGAACAATGAAAGAAAAAATTCTCGCATTACTGATTGCAAAGTTTTCGGGCGTGCGAAAAGACGGTTTGAAAGTCTTGGCGGGCGTTCTTGCCCTACAAGCCACAACCGATGACGAAGCGAAAGGCATTGTTGATAAGTTGACCGATGCGCAAGTCAACGACTTCATCAAGGACTATCGTTCCGATGTGGACAAAGAGGTCAACGAATCAAACACGACCTATGAAAGCAATTTGCGCAAGAAGTACGACTTCAAGGAAAAGGTTGTTGAACCCGGCGATGACCCAACCAAGAAGCACGACCCGAACGACATTGCCGCAATGGTCAAGTCAGCGATTGCCGATGCAGTCAAGCCGTTGCAAGACGAATTGGCGGGCTATCGCGCAAGTGCTGTTACTGATTCAAGGTTGAAGCAGTTGAACGAAATCTTGAACGGCTGCAAGGATGAAGCATTCAAGGCGAAAGCATTGAAAGACTTTGGCCGCATGACGTTCAACGATGACAATGCGTTCAACGAGTATTTGACCGAGACAAAGACCGATGTTGAATCCGCAAATCAGCGTGTCGCCGATTCCAACATGTCGAGCGAAAGCCGACCTTTCTTTGCAAACAAAGGCGATGACGGCGTTTCAAAAGGCGTTGCATCCTATGTGGAATCATTGAAGCCCGGTGGCGATACGTTCACGGGTAAAGAAGTTTAACAAGTAAAACCGAATCAAAATGTCACTTACAATCAAACGAAGCAAGGACAATCGCGTTGTGAAGTGTATTCTTCACCGCATTGCAGACATTCCCGGCGGCGTGACCGTACATGTGGCAAATCTTGGCGGTTCGGCATTGTTTGAGGGAACGCCCCTTGCGAAAGGTTCAAATGGTCTGTATGAGGTCTGCAAGACCGCACAGATTTTGACGAACGCCGCAAATGACGCAACCACATACGATGTTGCAAAGGGACATCACTTCAAGGTTGGTGATTACTTTGCCGTTGGTAACAACAACGGTCAGCAGATTACCGCGATTGACAAGTCCAATGCCGCCAAGGACGTTATCACCCTTGGAACTACCATCGGCGCGGCTATCACAGCCGGCGCGGTTGCTTTCCAAACAACGGGTGCTAACAAGACCGTCAAGAACACCCCCGTTGCAATCGCAGGTTCAAACATGGATGTCGAGGCCGACACCAACTTGTTTGTCGATGCGTGGGTCATGGGTGTAGTTCGTGAGGGCAACGCCCCGGTTGTAACCGATGCCGCCAAGACCGCCTTGAAAGGCATCATTTATGTTTAACCATTAACACCATCAAGAAGATATGCAGAAATCGCTAATGATAGGGTTGAACGAAAAGGACATGTCGGCGGTTATCCACACCTATGACTTGAAGGATTATTATTATCCTACCTTGTTCCCCCTTAAAGAAACGAACCGTCTTGATTGGAAGATGCTTGAAGCCCAAGCAGGCTTGAAGATTGCCGCCGACCTTGTGTCACGCGGTTCTACCATCCCCCGCAAGACCCGTGAAGCCATTGCCCGCATACAAGGTGACATCCCCAAGATTGTAATTGCCCGCGAGAAGAACGAGGACGAATTGACAGAGTACGACATCATGGTCGCTTTGTCATCCGACAACCCCGACTTGCGCGCGCTTGTCGAGTTTTGGGCAGAGGACACCAAGTTCTGTTGGGATGGCGTTGCCGCCCGTCTTGAATGGATTGCCTTGAAAGAAATTTCACTTGGCAAGGTGACTTTCACCACATCCAACAATGCGGCAATCGTGAGTGAGTACAATGTCGATTATCTGATTCCATCGGATAACAAAATCGGCGTTGCAACATCGTATTCATCCGGCACATCCGGCAAGCCATTGTCGGTTGATTTCCCCGCCGCCTTGAAGAAAGGCAAGCAGTTGTACGGCGCGAAGTACAAGTTCGCGTTTATGAACCTTGACACATTCGGCAAACTTGCCATGCAGGAAGAAGTTGTCAAGCGTTGTGCAACCGTTGTGGAGAACATCACAAGTGCGCAGGATGTCCCAAGCCTTGAAGCCGTGAACGCTTATCTTACCAAGAAGAAAGAGACGTTCAAGGGCTTGCAGATTGTCATCATCGACCAAGACATCACCATCGAACTTGCTGACGGTTCACGTCAGACGGGCAACCCATTCGAGGATGATGTGATTCTGTTCAGCGAATCGAAAGTCCTTGGTAACACTTGGTGGAAGAAACCAATTGATGCCAAGAAGATGCCCGGTTCGGTGGCTGAAAAGGTCATGCACGGACATACGCTTGTCAAGAAGTTCAGCAATGAAGAACCCGTCCAAGAGGTTACGCAGGGCATTGCAAACGCATTCCCCGCATGGAATCTTGCCGGACGTTCCGTTCTTATGCAGACGAACGCGACATCTTGGAACAAGAACTAATCGGCGCGGGCGGCGCGTGGAGTTGAAAGCCCATGCAATGCCGCCCCGCCCCTTTTCCCGATAACGATATGACGAACAAACAATACTTGGAAAAAGCCTTGAACGGCTTGAACATTTCGGAATCCGACATTGATATTATCTTGTTGAAAGCCGGAATCGAAGCCGACAACGAAGTTCAGATTGAACGATGCGACAATGCGGTTTACAATCGCATGTCTATCGTGCTGAAAGGAACAACGCAGAATGTGACAGAGGGCGGATATTCCGTTTCATGGAACATGGATGCGGTCAAATTGTTCTACAATGCTTTATGCAACGAACTTGGCAAAGAAAATGTGTTGTTTTCCCGTCCGAAAATCCGTAACAAGTCAAACATTTGGTAATAATGGCATCCGTGAAGCAATATCCGCATTTCCTTTTCCTTGTAACGCCCGGCGATACCGTGCGCAATGAAGATGGTGACTTTGTGGCCGGGACACCGACCAACACGTTACTTTCTAAATGCAGGGAAGAAACGGACGGGCGCGGGACTGAAATACAAGTCGGTGGCATCGCCCACAAGGTTACATCGTTGATTCAGTTGCCGAAATCATGCCCGGATGTTGAACTTGGCGCAAATGTAGTTGTCGCCAATGATGCGGAATGTTCCGATGTCAGAATCACCGGGTGTTGCTTGAACTTCAAGCGTGACCAACTTCATGCGCGTCTATGGCTATAACACCGAACTTCACACGCGATGATGTCAAGAAGCGTTGCGATGCTTTCCTTGATGCCATCAAAAAGGCGCAAGTCAAACGCTTGCAAATGCTTGGTGAAATGTGTGTGAAACATGCGCGTGAAGTCCCGCCGGAAATCGGTTTCCATGACCAAACGGGCAACTTGCGTTCATCTATCGGATATGCGGTCTTTGTTGATGGCGTTGCCGTTCATTCGGCATACGAACAGACATTGAACGGGTCAACCGGGGTCAAAGCCGGACAAGCCCTTGCGGAAAAGGTGGGACACGAAACAACGGGCATTTGCCTTGTCGTGACCGCCGGAATGAATTACGCGGTTCATGTCGAATCCAAAGGCCGGGACGTTATTACATCCGCCGAACAATTGGCGAAAAGGGAATTGCCGATAATGCTTGACAGACTGATAAACAACATCAAACGAGCCGCAGAGGAATGAAAACATCGTTCGACATAAATACGATTGTGTACCGCATCTTGAACGTGCAGACGGTCAAGGACGCGATTTCGGGTGACATCTACAAAGGGGATGACCGCCCGGATGATTCAACGGATGAAGATATTGTCATCAATACCATTTCGTTGACGCAAGACTTCTTGCCGCAAATTGCGACAAGCAATGTGAACGTGTATGTCGCCGACAAGCCCAAGACCATCAAGGGCAAGTCAATGTTGAAAGCGGATTCGGTTCGTCTGAAAGCCATCACGGGCGTTGTTTTATCAGTCTTGCGGGCTGCAAAAGTTCCGGGATTGCTTTTCAAGGTTGAAGCGCAATCCGAGTTGTCCGAGACAAACGTGAAGCAACATTTCGTGAACATCCGCCTTTCGTGGAACATACAAAGTGAGTAATAACAATTAAAAATTGAATATTATGCCACAATCAACATCAACAACCATCACCCTTGGTCTTTGTCAGATTCTTGTTGCCGCCGCAAGTGCAGCCGGAACAATGCCCACAAAGTCAAACATGACTAAAATCGGCAAGACCTATAAGGACACGGCGAACATCAACCAAGATGCCGCCGATGTGACCGAACACTTTGAGGAAGGCAAAGCCGCCCCCGAAGTGCGCAAGAAGCAGAAGAAAGTCCCCAAGGTTACTTTCTCGCTTATGAACCCCGACCCAACAATGCTTGCAACCTACATTGGTGGCAGCGTTGACGGCACAACCGGGGAATGGAAGTTTGACGGCGATGAAACGGTTGAGAACAAGGCAATCTACATCGAGACCGAACAAGGTCTTGACTTTGCCATTCCTAACGGCGACATCGAAGCCGTTGTCAATGGCGCATTGTCGGCATCCGGCATTGTCCTTGTTGACTTCACCGTCACCCCTTGCGCCGTTACAACGGGCAAGGCCATCCGTGCCATTCCAAAGGTTGCGCCCACAAGTGGAAGCGGAACTTAACCGTCCAACGGTGAACATGTATCAAATCAGAGAACGCCCCCAAGCCGCATAACGGATTTGCGGGGCGTTCTTCAATAAAAGGAAAGAAGCATGAAAGAAGAAAACGAGAACATCACCAAACTTGAACAAGAACGTGACCAATTGAACGAAATGGTGAACAAGGGAATCGGCTTTGAAGTCAAGGACTTCGATGTCGTTGAAAAGCCAATGTTTTTCGGTTTGTTCAAGAAACGTAAACTTGTCCCGGTTGTCCGCAAGTTCAAGATTGAAGAACCGACCCTTGGAACGCTTGACCGCCTTTCATGTGAATGGATTGAATTTGCGCTTGACGAAGAACGATTGCAATCTGATGACGGCATGAAAGAAGCGCGAACGATGGTGAATCACCATGCGAAGCGTTGCGCGAAAGTCATTGCCCTTGCCGTTCTTGGCGAAGATTACTTGATTCCGACACCGGGGCGGAACGGCTTTGTCAAGTACGTTGAAGATTCCAAACGCCTTGACAAGTTGACATCCTTGTTCGCAAGGAACATCAAGCCATCGAAGTTGTACCAACTTTATACGTTGGTGAACCTAATGTGCAATCTTGGGGATTTTTTGAACTCTATTCGATTGATGTCAACCGACCGAACATCCATGCCGGTTCGGATAGAGGAAAACAACGGGGTCTAAATAGTCCATTCGGTCGCCGGGGTGCAATCTGTGAACATTTCGGTTGGACTTATGACTACCTATTGCACGGCATCGGATGGCCAACGGTGCAAAAGATGATGATTGACGCGCCATCGTTCGACATTGAAGATGATAGTCACGAAGTCATTGAATTGTCCGAAAGCAACGAACAACAGATATTGAACTATGTAAATAGCATGATGTAATATGGCAGATATTGACAACGGCGCATTGTCGTTCAAATCAGAACTTGACAATTCGCAATTAGACGGGGCGGTTGAAGAAACCTTGCGGCGTGTGCAAGGCTTGACCGATGCGACCGTGAACGGCGGCAAGAAGATGGATGAAGCGTTCAGCCTTACGGCGCAATCCATCCGTGACAAGATAGGCGAAATCGGCGCGGCGTGCGAATCACACGAACAAGCCATTGCCGACCTTGAAGCCAAGTATCAAGAACTTGGCCGCAAGGCAAGTGAAGCGTTTGCAGCCGGGCGCGATGAAGAATATCGCAAGATTGAAGAACAAAAGACGGCGGTTCAAGGTGAAATTGAAGTCCGCCATCGTCTTTTGCGTGAATTGCGCGATTGTTCCAATGCCCTTGAAGAACAAGCGGGCAAGATGGAAGAACACGCCCAAAAGGTCAAGGAAAACGCCGAAAACGCCCAATCCATGCGTTCCCGCATCAAGGAACTAAAAGAAGAAATGATGCAAATGGTTGACCAAGGCATTGACAAGCAAAGTGAAGCATACCAACGCCTTGAAGATGAACTTGGCCGACTTCAAGACATACAACAAGACGTTGCAACCCAAGGAAAGATTCTTGCCAACGACCAAGCGCAATTTCAAGGTATCATTTCGGGGCTTTCCGGCATCGCGGGCGGTTTTTCCGCCGCAACGGGTGCAATATCCTTGTTCGCAGGTGAAAACGAAGATTTGCAAAGGATAATGACCAAGGTTCAATCCGTCATGGCAATCACCATCGGATTGCAACAAGTGTCCGAAACCTTGAACAAGGATTCCGCGTTTTCACTTGTCACCTTGCGCGGTCTTAAAGAATGGTGGGCAAAGGTCGTTGCCGCCGCAACAACAGCAGAGACCGCCGAAACCGTTGCGTTAAAGGCCGATGCAGCCGCCGCAACAGAAGATGCAGTTGCAACAACAGAGGGCACGGCGGCAACCGTTGCCAATACAGCCGCCAAAGAAGCGAACGCCGGGGCGCAAGCCGCAAGCACGGCGGGCGCAACAGCCAACACAACGGCGCAAGTTGCGAACACGGCGGCGCAAACGGGACAAACAGCCGCCGCAACAGCCGGGGCGGTTGCAAACTTCACCCTTGCCGGGGCATTCCGGGCGGTTGGCGTTGCCATCAAGTCAATTCCCGTGTTCGGTTGGATTCTTGCGGGCATTTCCGCCCTTATCGGTCTTGTTGCCTTTTTCGCAAGCAAGGCGAATGAAGCCAAGAAAGCAGCCGAAGAATTTCGCAAGGCCGTTTCCGATTTGGCATACAAGCCCGTTGGCGCGGTCATGGAACTTTCAAATGCGTGGGAAAAATTGGGTGACAACCTTGAAGCCAAGCAAAAGTTCATCGAGGAAAACCGAAAGAAGTTTGATGAACTTGGCGTTTCCGTTCACAACGTACATGATGCCGAAAATCTTCTTATCAAGAACAAGGATGCCTTTGTTAATGCGCAAGTCGCAAAGGCCAAGGCACTTGTCGTTTTGTCACAGACACAAGAAAAGGTCAAGAAGTTGTTGGAAGCAGAAGCCGAATATGAAGCAATGCCGGACAAGGTGACAACGGGCTATTTCACCGGGACGGCAACGGGCGGCATTCGTTACAACACCATCACGACCGACAACGATGACAAAAAGGACAAGAAAAAGGAAATCGACAAGTTGAAAGCCGACATCAAGAAAGGATATGAAGAAGCCTATAAATACGAAACAGAGGGCGCGGAAATATTGAAAGATGCCGGGGTCAAGGGTGCAAAGGAATATGCAGCCGGAACGGTTGGCGCAATCGAACAAGCCATTGCCAAAAAGCAAGAAGCGTTGAAAGGATTGAAGCCGGATTCCAAGGAATACAAAGATGCCGTCAAGGAAATTGCAGCCTTGCAAAAGAAGATTTCGACATCCACATCCGGCGGTGGTGGTTCGACCGGGGACAAAAAAGACCCGTTCCTTGAAAAGTTGAAGAAATACAAAGAAGAATATGCCCGTTTCTTGAAGTGGGTCAATTCCGGGGATGAAACCTTGGTCAAGGCGGCACAAACGGAGTTCAAAGGACTTCTTGCAGAGGGTGCAACGTATCTTGACTATTTGAAGAACCAACGCGACAAGATTCTTGAAATCGGCGTTGACAAGCGAACCAAGGAACAGACGGCCAACTTGCGCAAGTTGAATGATGCCATTGCAGAGGAAACCAAACGAACCGTCCTTGATGCGTTCAATGAAGAACTTTCCTTGCAGTTGTCGAACGCGAAATCCGTTCTTGAAGTCCTTTCCATCATCGAGAAACGCCGCAAGGAATTGGAAGATGACGCATCCGGCCTTGGCAAAGAAAAGGGTGAAGCCCTTGACAAAGCCGAAAAAGAAGCCCTTGCCCGCCAAAAGCAGGAAACGGACGAACTTCTTGAACAATATGCCGGGTATCTTGACCGCAAAATCAAGTTGGAAATGAAGTACAACGATGATTTGAAGTTGTTGCAAATGCGCCGTGCAGAAGCAACGACCGATGCCGAACGCGCATCCATTGACGCGGCCATTTCCAACAGAACGGCGCAATACAACCGTGACATGCAGAGTTCCGGGGATGCTGATTATGACGCAATGCGCCAACAATATCAATCCTACCAAGACAAGGTTTCGGAAATCCGCAAGAAATATGAGGAACAACGCCGCATTGCAACGCTTCATGGCGACCAAGAAATGCTTGCGAAACTTGCCAAGGCCGAATCCGATGAATTGTCAAAACTTGCCAACGAGCAATTGACGGGTTCGATTGATTGGCAACGTCTGTTTGGCAACATTGACGAACTATCGACCAAGACAATTGAAGAACTTATCGCCAAGATAAACGCCCAAAAGATAGAGTTTGGCGGGCAATTCAACCCGGCGGACTTGCAGGCCATCAACGAACAATTGGAAAAGGCGCGTCAAGAAGTCGAATCCCGCAACCCATTCAAGGCACTTGGAAACGCCTTTGAACGCTTGAAAGAAACCTTGCGCAATAACAAGTTGCTTGACAGCGATGACCCGTTTGTGCAGGAATTGAAAGCCAAGGAAAAGGAATACCAAGACTTTGCGAAATACGTTAATTCCGGCAACGCAACATTGGTCAAGGGCGCGGATGTGGCATTTGCCGACCTACTCAAAGACGGTTCGACCTATCTTGAATATTTGCGCCGCAAAAAAGAGGAATTGCAGGGCAAAATCGACATGGGTATTGACACGGGAAATTCAATGCAAATCCTTGATGCAGCCATCGAAAGGGCGGAATCCGGCAAATCATCATCCGACTTGATGCGTGAATCGCTGAAAGAAACCTTTTCGTCTGTTTCCGGGACATTGGAATTGGTAGGCGGCGCGTTTGATTCCGTTGTCGGTTCTTTGGATAAGTTCGGCGTGAAGATGGATGAAGAAACCGAACAGATTCTTGGCGACATCGGCGGCATGATGCAGGGCGCGGAACAATTCGCCCAAGGATATGCGACCATGAACCCGTTGCAAATGATACAAGGAACGGTTGGTTTCCTTTCATCGGCCTTTGACTTGTTCAATTCGCGTGACCGAAAGGCGCAAAAGTCAATCGAGAAGCACAAGGAGAACATCGAGAGGTTGCAGAACGCTTACAAGCAACTTGAATGGCAGATAAACCGTGCCTTGGGTGGTGAAGTATATGCCAATCAGAAAGCCGCCATCCGAAACATGAAAGCGCAACAAGCAGAATTGCGCGGCATGATTGAAGATGAAAAGTCGAAGAAAAAGACCGATTGGGGCGATGTCCGCAAATACGAAGAACAGATTGCACAACTTGACCGTGACATCCAAGACATGCTTGATGAAATATCAAAAGACATCTTGCAGACAACGGCAAAGGACATGGCGAACGAACTTGGCAACGCCTTGGTTGAAGCATTCGGCAAGGGCGAAGATGCTGCAAGGGCATTCGATAATGTTGTCAACGAGGTCTTGAAGAATGCCGTCTTAAATCAGTTGAAAAAGCGTTTCTTGGAAAGCCAATTGCAAGGTGCGCTTGACCAACTTGAAAAGTCAATGGGTTATTGGAACGGCGATGACTTCATCTTCGATGGTCTTTCAGACTATGAAATCAACCAATTCAAATCGAAAGTGCAGGGAATCGCCAACACGTTCAATCAAGCGATGGGCGCATATTCCGACATTTTCAAGGAGTTGGATTTGGGCGACACGGAAGATGATTCATTGACGGGCGCGGTCAAGGGTGTCACAGAGGAAACCGCGTCATTGATTGGCGGTCAGATGAACGCAATTCGATTGAACCAAGTCGAGGTTGCCGGAATCCTACGTCAACAACTTGCGGTCTTGAATGCCATCCAAAAGAATACGTCATACAATTTCCATCTTGGCAAGTTGTCCCGGATTCTTGAAATCCTTGAATCCAACAATGGTGATACAAATCGAGCAAACGGAATCTAAAAACATATCGACATGGAGAAATTCGCAAAACAATTACAGAAAGAAGCGCAAGTTCTTGGCGCATGTTCGCCCGGCTTGCTTGACTTGAAGAATGTCGGCGACAACAAGGCCGCATTGGTTCAACTATATATGTCAAAACTTGAATTTTGTCTTGAACATGATTTCCCATCCAATGAGTTCATCAAAGAACACGGAAAGGGCATCATGGAAAGTTTCGGGTTGTTCCTTGATGACAAAATCAACTTGACGAACTATCGCAAATGTGTTGCCCTTGGCAAGACATCCGGGAAAATCAATATTTCATCCTATGGTGTTTCACAGATTTACGCAAAACACACATCGGATTTGGTCATCGAAGCATCGGACAATGCTTTCGTCATGGTCTATGTCTATGATGACGCGAAAGTCACCATCAATGCGCACGACCGGGCAAAAGTGCATGTAAACAAGTACGGCGGCAAGACAATCACCGCCAATGATGGGCAAGCGGTTGTCAAGGTTGTTGAAAAACAATTAAACAAATAAAGATATGAATGCAAACGACATCATCCTAAACTTGCCATTTGACGAACAAAACGGTTCGGAAAAGGCTTTCGATTATAGTCAATCCCGTTCAGATGGCGAAGTTCACGGCGCATCATTTGTTGCGGGAAACAACGGAAATGCGATTCAGTTCTTGGGCGGCGATGAATATTGCGAACTTGAACATGACATCATCAACACCCTTGCCGGAAACCTTACAATCATGGCTTATGTCCGTGTTGCAAGCGTGGAAGCAGGAACACCGAAACAACTGATTTGGGTTGTGAACTTTGGCGGCGTGAACAACTTCATTGAAGTTCCAATCGGCGTGAACCCCGGTTCATGGTACAATGTGGCAATGACCAAGCAAGGAACGGTTTATCGTTTCTATGTCAACGCGCAATTGGTGAACACCGTGACACATTCCGGCACACCAACGGGCATTTCGTTGAACCAAGATTTCTATGGTGAAGATTCGGACGGCGATTGTTACGGCCTTGGACTTCTTGACGATGCCAAGGTTTACAAGGTTGCATTGTCGCAAGAAGAAATCATTTCGGAAACGACATCAACGACAAACATGTCATATCTTCTTGACGGCGTGGACTTCAAGGAATATGGCGTTTTCGTTGCCGGGTCTGACGGCGTGGTTGACCGCCCCAAGTTGAAGAACCCATATTCGGTGAACTTCGACAACTATCACGGTGAAATCGTTGACTTGAATCACAAGTTCTTTGAACCCCGTGAAATCACCCTTGATTGCTTCATCAAGGCCGCAACGAAGAATGATTTCGTCATTCAGTTGTCGAACTTCATGCAGCAATTCGACAAGGTGGGAACACAGCGTTTGACCATCAATGTTCATCCCGTTAAACCATTGATTTTTGAAGTCTATTGCAAGGATGCGGTCGCCGTGTCAAAGGTATGGAACAATCAATTGATGGTTGGAACATTCAAGGTGAAGTTGACAGAACCCGAACCCGTGAAGCGAATCTTGAAGCACATTCGCGTTTCAGAAGCGACCAAGACTTGCACAATGACGTTTAAGTCCATGAAGTACGTCAACATCTATTGGGGCGATGGTACGGCGGACTTTGACGTTGCGGGTGACAGCCTATCACACACTATTTCGCACAATTACACAGCAAACGGCGATTATTTCCCCGTCATCACGGGTTGCATTGACGAAATCACAGATTTTGAAACAAACGCAATTATTGTATGGAACAAATTATAATGACAAGACCGAACGGAAACCGTGCGCCCCTTTCAGTAAGGCGCACGGCAACCGTTATCACATCGGCATCGCAGACATGGAACTTGAATGCCGATGAAACGGTCAACATCACCGTTCAATCGCCATTCCCGCAACAATATGAGATTGGCGACAAAATCACCGTGTTCGGGCGTGACTACACGTTGAACCGATTGCCGCAAGTGAGGAAAACGGGGATGCAAGAATTTGTTTACACCCTTGTCTTTGAGGGTGTGCAATACGACCTTATCCGGGCGCAATATGAACTTTCGGTTGAGACATCCGGGAACACGCTTCAAGACGTTCAAGGCGATTCGTTGACCGGGACTTTGCACAAGTTCATGGAAGTGTTGGTTGCAAATGCCAACCGCGTATTCCCCGGCAAATGGTCGCTTGGCACATGCCCCGAAACAGACTACAAGACATTGACCTTTGACGGCGAAAATTGCCTTGCAGTCTTGCAGAACCTTTGCAGCCAATTCACAGAGGGTTCGACAACGGTTGAATTTGAGATTGTCAAGACAAACAATATCTATGTGATAAACTTGAAGAAAGTCGGTTCGGTATTGCCATACACGTTCAAGTTCGGACGCGGCGGCGGCATGTATGAATTGACCCGCCAAAATGTCACATCGACCGACATTGTGACAAAGTTGTATGTCTATGGTTCGACCGAAAACATTTCCTTGAAGTATCGCGCCGACCGACTTTGTTTGCCGGGCAAGACGAAACATCAATCATTCATCCAAGATGACACCCTTGTTGCCAAGTACGGCATCATCGAGGGTCGCAAGGTGTTTGACAAGATAAAACCGCATTATGACGGTGAAGTCACATCCGTTGTGTCCGGGAACGTCTTGCAGTTTATCGACACGAACTTTCCTTTCGACCTCATGGCAACGCAAGGTGACGAAACGGTCTATCTTATACCCGGTGAAAATGCGAAGATTCACTTCAACACGGGCAACCTTGCCGGATATGAATTTGAAGTCGTGAATTACGACCATTCGACACACAAGTTCACCATCAAGAAGTTTCAAGATGACCGTGGAGATGTGTTCCCGAATGAATCAAGTGAAGCGTTCCAAATTCACGGTCGCAATGGAAGTGTACCCGGCGACAAATACAAGATTCTTGGCATCATTTACCCGGATTCCATCACCAATGCAGCCGAAAGCGAACTTGAAGATGAAAGTGAAGCGTATTATCCGCAAGTGTCACAACCAAAGGTGCAATATTCATTGAACCTTGAAAAGAACTTCTTGAAGAAACTTGTCGGCGGCGATGTGTCAAACGCCATTGTGAACGCTTTTGTTCCCGGTGACTACTTGCACATCGTTGATGATGACATTGATGTTGACAAATCCGTTCGCATCAAGGGTTTCACCCGTGACATCATTGACGAATACAAGTACACCTTGACCATATCGGACACGGTGACAACAAGCACACAAACCCGCGTCTTGCAGGAGTTGACAGAACTTGAAAAAATCATCACAATCAACAACCTAAAAGACCCGGTTCGTGCAAGGCAGAATTGGCGAACATCCCGCGAAGTCCTTGACATGGTGTTCGATGCAGAGGGTGACTATTACACAGACAAAATTAAGCCCCTTTCGATTGATACATCCATGTTGTCAGTCGGCGCGAAGTCAATGCAATTCGGTTTGGTCAACACGGTCATTCAACCGAATTACCAAGGCAACAAGAATGTCGTTTCGTGGAAAGGTGGTGTCTTGACGCATTACACCATCAACGAGGATTCCGCCGTGTCATGGGTCATCGCGGATGGTTCAATCACGTTCACGGACAACAACGCCCGTTATCTGTATGCGAAATGTTCACGAACCGGGACATCGGGAACATTCCTTTGGAGTACACAGCAAATCAAGGTTGAAGATGATGCCAATTATTATCATTTCTTGATTGGTACGTTGTCAAGTGTCGATATTGAAGCGGATGTTCGTTCTTTGTCGTTGACATACGGATTCACAACCATCAACGGACGTTTCATCAAGACCGGGCGCATTGAATCGGCGGACGGTGAAACATATTTCGACCTTGACAATGGTGAAATCGGCGGTCGCATCGTTTTCACAAGGAACGGAACGGAAAAGACCCTTGCCGAACTTGGTGAAGAATCATCCGAAACAAAGGACTTCATCAACAACACCTTGCCCGGCATCCTTGATGACATCCAAGCGCAACTTGACGGTCAAATTGAACAATTCTTTGAGACATACGACCCAACGATGAACAATGCCCCGGCAAGCGATTGGAACACAACAGCACTTAAAGAAAACCATCTTGGCGACCTTTTCTATAACACGGACACGGGCGCGGTTTTCCGCTTTGTCAAGGAAAACGGGGTTTACAAGTGGCAACAACTATCAGATGCAGAGGTTGCGCAAGCATTGGCCATTGCAAACGATGCCTTGGATTTGGCAAAAGATAAACGCCGCATCTTCACAACTACACCGTACCCGCCTTATGAAGTGGGCGATTTGTGGGTTCAAGGCGCATCCGGGGACATCATGCGATGCAAGACAACCCGTTTGACGGGTAGTTATTCATCAAGCGATTGGGAAAAGGCATCGAAGTACACCGACAACACGGCGTTGACGAACTTCATCAATAACACCTACAACGTGCAAATCAATACGATGGTTGCACAGATTGACGGCAAAATTGAAACGTGGTTTCAAGCGTCCGACCCGGCAACGGCATGGATTCCCGTTGTTGATACGATGTCGAAACACCTTGGCGATTTGTGGTACAACACATCAACCAAACGTCTTTATCGTTGGATGCTTGGAAGCGGCGGCGGCGATGATTTCTATTGGGACGAAATCAAAAACCAAGACGCATTGGATGCGATGGAAACCGCAAGCCAAGCAAAAGACACGGCGGACGGCAAACGCCGCGTGTTCGTTGCGACACCTTATCCGCCTTATGACATCGGCGATTTGTGGGTTGATGGAACGGATTTGCGCCGTTCTATTGCAGACAAAGCAGAGGAGCAAGCGTAC